ACCCTACGTTAAACGGCGCAGATCCTATTCCGCTTACACCGTCAGACATCTACCACCACCCTGCGCCCAAACCAGTCAGCCATGTGCCGCCGCCAATAATCGCAACAAGCATTAACAAAAGCAGCACAACCAATACAGTTTCAAAGAATGCTGCTCGCCTTTCTTGCTGCCGGTATAATGTATCCTCGCGCTCTTTCTTAATCTTGCGACGAAGCTCCACCATTTCTCGCCAGGTGCCATAGCCAAATCTATTATTCAGCATTTGCTGCAAGTCTTTCTCTTGCTCGGCCAGCTTCTTCTGGTGAATAATAATCTGCAAAGCCTCTTGCTCTACAGACCCAGATGAAAACAGCTTGGTAAATATTGGCGGGTTCTTGCGCTGCTGCTCCGCTCTGCCCAGATCAGCCGCAAAGCCATACCACTTGCCAAGAGCGCCAGCTACATTCTCTAATTCCTGACCCGCATAAACCATTTTGCGTACAAGGTTATACGCCTGTGTAGCACCGGCAATGGCTGTAATAGGATCGATCATGTGTCTTTACCTATCTTAATGTAAGACAAGCATGGAGAATTATAAGGAACGCGGATGGTATAAGGATAATGATGCCAGATCCCAGAGGGGCAACGATATATACAAGCAGTATATAAATATCCGTAGGTTGCCACGCCCACCAGTATATTGGTGAGCGAGCAGAGCATTAGCCCATCATATTTATGCGAAGAAGCAGAGCTATGATGAAGGCAGACGCACCAATAACAATCGCTTCCAAACGCTTAACGCGGTTAAACAAATCTTTGAATTGAATATCCATCTCGGTTTTAATGGCCACGATTTCCTTCTCCAATCCATCAATGCGCGTGTGAGCAGATGATACGGTGCGTTTATCCATTACTCTTCTTCCTTTATTTCAGCCTTCAACTTTTGTAAGTATCCAGCGCGGCCGACTTGCATCTGTTCAATCTTTAACGTCATGCCATTGATGTTTGCTTCAAGAGCCTTGACTTGATTTACGCAGTGTTTTGCAACATCGCTTAGTTGATCTTCAGTGTATTCTACTTCGTCAATCGTAATGACCTTTTGTTCTTCAGTCATATGATTTCCTTTCTATGTTATGCTGCCCACGGAACCCCGCTTGCAGACGTTGGATTAACTATCGCATCAATCTTAGAAGCAATAGCAGCTTCAGTATCAGCTTGTGATACATGACCCCAGACCCAGCCTTGAGCCTGATCTTTTGTAATATCTGCATACGGCGTAAAGTCAGACGCAGAGGCATCGTAGGTTAAGCCACAGGTGCCATATGAGCTTGCTGTGTTGCCATCGTCATCCTGACCAGTGCAGCGCCAGTGAGCAATGTATACGCCACCGTCAGCGAGTTCGTGTTCTAAGTTTGGAATAGTCCAAGTGTAAGTAATAGCCATCTTATGTCTCCTTTATTCAGCAGCCCACGGCATACCTGTTGAGTTTGCTTGAGCAGCTATCTTGTTAGTAATGTTAGATGTAATCAAACCCTCGTTATAGGCTTGAACACCGTTGGCTTGTATCCAGCCTAACACTGTGGCCTCTTCCAGTGCATCATAAGCCACGAAGTCACTTGCTGTGTGGTCAGGTGTAACAGGTACAACCCTAGTAACTGACTCAGTAACATCATTACCATCAGCATCTTGTCCTGTGACTTCATCAGCAGTGACTTCACCCATATGCAAGTATGACCCTGACCGACTGTGACTAACCTCAGTGTCAGCATCTACGCCAGAACAAGACCAATCAACCTTATATACTGCACCTGTTGCAGTGATTTTGTGCATATCATTAACAGACCATGTAAATGTAATTGCCATGTTTTATCCTTTTCTGATTAAGCGTTTTCTAGGGCAGTGATCCGTGCCTCTAAAGCATCGTTCTTTGCCGATAGTTCTTGAATTGCCTTGACCAAAACGGGGATCAAATCTTGGCGAACAGATTTATACGGTTCTTCACCTTCGGGTGACGCATCTTTCCATTCGTCAATAAGGTCAGGGAAAACCTGTTCAACTTCTTGAGCAATAAAACCACGGTCATTTACTTGATCTTTGCCCCAACCTGACTTCCAATCAAATGTGCGTGGACGTAAAGCTAAAACTTCGTCAAGCCCCACATCTAAGTCTCGCACGTTTTCTTTCATTCTCTGGTCAGAGATTGCGCTAATACTTGTGTTTGTTGCGAAGATTTGACCTGCGTTACTAACATAAAAGCGATACGCCCCAGCCGTCCCGTTATAGTAACTAAATCCGTCACCGCCGCCTGTGCTACCGTCGTTAACAACCCAACACGCACCGTGTTCTGGAAGTTTTACACCATCTCCAGCAGATTGGCTTCCGTTAATAGAAGAGCCAAAAACAGCTTTCCCCCCACTATCAACAAACATCCTAGGATTACCATCCCCATCCGACAGCACGATGTTGTTGCTTGAGGTGCGGATGTCCAAGCCGCCAGAGTTGCCGGTGTATGAGCCGATGATGGTGTTTTTGGAACCTGTTGTTATATTGCCACCACTGCTTCTACCCAAAAACGTGTTATACTCACCTGTTGTGGTATACCCTGCGCCATTTCCAACCGCAGTGTTGTTAGAAGTGGTGTTGACGTTGCGCAGGGTGTCCTTGCCTAACGCAACATTGTTAGTACCAGTAGTATTACTATACCCCGCCTGATACCCGACAGCAGTGTTGTTGTCAGCGGTGAGGTTGCTTGCTAGAGCCTCCACGCCAACGGCAGTATTATTAACGCCAGAAGTGTTAGCATACATAGCTCCATAGCCAAGACCCGTGTTGTAACTGCCTATGTTTGAAACAAGGGTGTTTGAGCCAAGACCAGTAACTTGTGTTGCTGTAACTCCGTAGTATCCAGATTTGTAGCCAACTAAAACATTATTGCCAGCCGTAGTAATACTAGCGCCAGCACCGTAACCCAAAGCAGTGTTTTGATCACCAGTATTAATAGCAGTACCAGCTTCATCACCTACAACCGTATTATAGTTACCGCCAGAGGCAATGCTGTTACCTGCGTTTACACCTGCACGAAAGTTGGATGTACCTGCTGTGGCTGTTTGTAGTGTACCGCCTGTGGATGCTATTATGAGATCACTCGCTGATGTGATGCGCATGGCTTCTGAGCCATTCATATGGAATGCAAGACCGCCAGAAGTATTATCTGCGTTTATATATCCAGTGGTTGAAGTTGTACCAAGCTGAACTTGTCGTGTGCTACCGCCTCTAGCAAAAACAATGTTACCATCAGCAGCTTGATTAACTGTGAGTTTTGCACCACCGCCAAGGGTTGCAGGGCCGGTAGTCGCAATACCAACATTACCGCTGCTGTCGATGCGCATGGCTTCTGATGGGACACCACTCGATGCAGTTTCAACAATAAAGTCTGATGATAAGTTGGAACTTGTGTTTGTGCTTGCACCAAAACCAATGCGCCCCATAGCTTGAAGGGTGCCGCTGGTTCTTTCCCCAGTGAATAGAATATCAGCACCAAATCCAACACCTGTCGTTCCCGAACTTTTAGCGACTACTCGCACCTGATCTGAACGTGTAGTTGTATTCGATGTTTCTTGCTCAAGATGAAGCTGTGAAGCAGGAGAACTCGTCCCAATGCCTACGTTACCACTGCTGTCGATGCGCATTCTTTCATTATTGGAATAACTAAAAAGAAGGTTATCACTATCAAAACGAATTGCTGATGAGGACGTAGGAGCACTGGTAACCAAGTTTGGACCGTCACCCAAATACAATGTAGATGATCCATTTACAAGCTGTAAATTCCCACCAGACACATGCAGCTTTTGACTAGGCGAACTCGCTCCAATGCCCACATTACCTGAGCTGTTGATGCGCATGGCTTCTGACCAAGAAATTGCAGCATTAGCAGTTCCAGAAGCAGCGTAATGCCAAGTATGTTTTCCATCTTCTTGGCTATATCGGGTGGCTTCATCTGTATGCGTATACTTCCAACCGCCATTATAGTAAGCGTTTTGGTTCATGTGAAAAGCGTAATCAGCTTCACCCCACAAGTTGTTTTCTTTAACGCCAATATGCAATGCCTTGCCTAAAGACCAAGTAGATAGGTCTGCAACCCCAATCCCAACAATGCCGCCATCATTAAACGTGACGCTAGGCGTAGCATTTCCAGAGTTATGGAAGTTTAGATCACCGTCTGCATCAATACCTAACTGCCACGTTTCTGTACCACTATTTTCTTCTAAAGATATTGCAAAATGATTTGAATCAGATTTTACATTTACGGGTGAATTTACAGAGGAACCTTGATAAGAACCAAAATCTGTTATCCCTGAAACATTTAATGTAGATGCCATATCTACAGCACCATCAATATCAACAACATCTAGGTTTGTTGTACCGTCTACGTCTATGTCACCAGAGATGTCTAATGAAGCAAAGACAGAGGTGCCTGTTCCAGTAACAGTGCCGGTGACGTTTACACCTGTGCTATCAACTTTAACACGCTGTGTGCCACCTGTCGTAATGCCCACCTCGTCAGCCGCAGGGAAATAAATGCCTGTGTTAAGATCTCCCGTAGTTGTCAAAGACGGTAATGCATTCGTGCCATCGTCCAGAGAAATAACATCATTGGCGCTGACAACTATATTCGTACCGCCAGTCGTGTTGCCATTGCCCAGCACCTCAGCAAGCGTGTCAACCGTGCCAACCTGTGCATCAACATAAGCCTTAATAGACTGCTGCGTAGCCAGCTTAGTAGCGCTGTTAGACGCCATGTTATCTTCGTCTAAGATCCCATCAACCGTAGTGCTGCTGGCAATGTTAAGACTTGTGTTAGTCGTAATCGCACCAACAACTTGAACCAGGCCAACAAACCCCAAAGTCGGAGATGTAAATGTTATCTGATCTCCACTACCATTTAAGACAATGCCAGCCTTACTTGCGCTGTATGACTCAATATTTACAGAACCATTGGTGGCTGAAAGCGTTGCCCCGCTATAAGTCTGAGAGAAAAAGCTGGTAGTCGCGGCTATAAGCGGCTGTCTAAAACTACCATTAACCTCAAATGTCGGATTAGCCGTGCTGCCAAATGAAATCTTTTCAGATCCGTTTGTTGTAATAAAGGTTAAATAGTTATTAGAACCCTCTTTAATCTCCAAGGCAGTTGCAGAATTATCCGTCAGTAATATATCGCCGCTGCTGATTGAAAGCCCAGAAATAGTTGTGCCGGTGGATGCTACGCTAATCACCTCAGAGCCACCGACAGAAAAGTTTATCTGGTCTGCCGCGCCGAAATACATGCCTGTGTTTGTATCGCCAATATTTGTAATGCTTGGCGCAGAAGCAGATCCATCTGCGAATGAAGCAACACCACTAACAGTTAGGTTTACCGTTCCAATATCAGGAACATTAGACAGGCTTGTGGTTGTGATATTACCTGAGCTATCAAAGCTAAGAAGCTGGCTGGCTCTGCTACTTACCAGGGGCAGATAAAGATTCTTGTTTATATCGCCTGGCTGAGAGCGAATAGTACGGTCAAATCTTTCATCGAGCTGCTGAGACATAACAACATTGCTGTCAAACTGCTCATTCAAAGATGAAGCAAGCAAGTCACCAGCAGTCACAAAGTCCGTTGTTCTGGATAATGCCAAGTCACCAATAATTACCAGCTCATCCGTAGCAATCAACGCAGATGTAAGCGTTATTGACCCAGTGCCGTTTGAGTTTAGTGACACTGTGTAATCACTCGTAAGAGCAAGCAGGGTATTGTTTTTGTAAGCAGCAACATCTGCCTGAGCAAGCACGTTAAAGGTAAACGCGAATGGGCCGGTTCCAGTATTACCTGTGAACTCAACTCGGCGTGTAACCGGATTTATTGGAATGTCAGCCATGTCATTTTCCTATATCTATGTTTACTCTATACCAGATTTTTGCAGATGATCCAATAATTGCTTACCGGAAACCGCCTCCTGTTTGAATGATACTACTTGGTGGTATGAAAAATGTTTGATCGTTTTCGCGTTCAACGCGACGCTCCATGCGACGAAGATAGCCAGGGTTGATAGTTTCTTGTAGCTGATACCAAATCAAATAATCCAGAACTGGCTTGGTGTAAAACACGTTTCCAAATGGAAGATTGCTTTTAAAGAACCTAATCCAATCTGGTCTTGCATCTACATCACCACCCAAAACAACATCTCTAGTCTTTGCTACGTTATCTGCAAAATCAAATATTGCTGTAGCGCCTGGCCCAGCAACGGTAGCCAACATGCCGCCGCCGTATCTATTAGCTTCACCGAATAAGAAGTCACCGTATATCCCAGCACCACCACCTTGAAGCATCGCCGCTAATAATGTTTCCTTTGAGGGGGGCCTAACATCCCTTCCTTTGACAAGCTCCTTAAGCTGCATAACAAAATAACCAAGAACAGTCGTGCCAACGATTGTATTTATTAAAGCCATATTAGCGCCAATGCCGCGCTGTAGTTGTTCGCGCTTAGTCTTAGCTCCATAACCATACATATGACGTCCATAGACCTTACTAACAGCAGTAACTCCGAACGACTTAAACTGCCCCATGGTCCTGATTGCTTCGCCAGCTGCGGTGCCAGGTCTGTATCCACGCCGCACCATTGCCCTCTCTCTTGCGCCTGGAGAAATGACTGAGTTATCTACCTCAGAAACCAAAAGAGTAAACAGGCTTTCCTTTATTCGTTGATCCTTAATGTTATCTGGCATTAGATACATTCTGCCATCTGGCCCTTTTTCAGTAGCCTTTCTGGCAATATCCCACTGCTCTTTTCCTATGCCATATATTCCAAGAATCCTTTTTAAATCGTCTTGAATCTTATCAAACTTGTTTGCCGACTCTACGCCAAGATCGTTTGAAATCATTAGGGCAACGCCACGTTTGTTGCTGTCTGTCCACGGACCCAAGAGGTTTAGTTTAAAAAACTGCCTCATCAACTTGTTGGTGGCGCCAGGAAAATCATCAGCAGCATTGAAGCGACCATAAAAATTGCCTAATTGACCTTCTAGACCAGCTCCTAACCTGTCAGCATATTCTCTTAGTTTGCCTTTTGGAGCACCTTTGACTACAGCGGAAAAGCCATCTGCCCACGCATCTAGCAAAGATCTGCCTTGATATATTCTTGCTGAGGAAATGAAAGCAGTATCAGCTAAAGATGCTAAGAATACACCACCCAACTTTGACATCGTTTGAACGTCCCTTAATCCCTTCATAATAGTAGCAGAGGTAATATTGAAAGGATCGTTAATTTCTCCAGTAACCTCATCCAAAGCACTTTTAAAATTTACAGCATAAGGAATGCGGCTGTCTCTTCTTTGTATGTCTTTAAGCTTTTGCGGATCTGGATCATCTCTGTATTTAACTTCTAATCTATCGATAATCTTATCCATCATCGCTTCTGGATTTGTGCCAAATACCTCCAAAAGAGCTGTAGCCCTAGCGGCTGATTGAAGATCTTCCGTGAATGCTTCCCTAAGAGAGGCCCGACCAAAATCTTGGTCATAATTGTACCAAGCCTCAGCATCATTAAAGATAAATAAACTGCCCTCACTTTCTTGTCTTGCTAGGTTTTTTGTACCCTTGAAGGATCTACTTACTTCTGTTCGATGGGTTGTTTTTCTTACGCCCGTTGTAAGGGTGGTGTATGCGCTATCTAAAAAACCCTCAATTCGCTCTGGAGCAATTTCCATATTTTCATAATCAAGCTTATCACGAATAGTATTCTTCCAACTGTCTTTGGTTGCTTTGAGCATCTTTGCCCTATCGTGAACGGTTCCGACAACGCGACCTTGCTTTAGTCTTATGTATGCGCCAGCTTGATTTTCTCTTTGGAGCGCAGCGCGCTGATACTTAAACATTATCTCAGCTATAGCTTTTGCATCGGCAGAAGCACCTGGCACACCCTTTGGCTTCTTAAGGTTTAAGTCACCCAGAGCCATAACTACTGATTTCTCAAACTCGCCTTTCATATTGTCATACTTTGTAAGTAAGCCCTTAGCCTTTAGATCGCTAATAAGGCCCCCAAAGTAAGAGCTTTCTAATGCTTGACCAATAGCAGCAACAGATCGACCCGATTCAAAAAACGGTGAGTTTACACCAACAAGCGCGGCCTCTAAGCCAAGAGATGGATTGCCAACCGCCTCATCAGCGCGCTCAGCAAGAGCAATTATTCTTTGCTCTTTTAAGATATTCATGTACCGATTTCGCTTTTCAATTTTGCGAGCTAAATCGGTATCCCTCTTCATTGTTTCGCCGCGAATAAAGATAGCTGATTCCGCATCGGACAAAGGGAATAATTTAGACTTCTTAACAGCTTCTAAGTCTTGCAAGATTTCATCAATCTGCTCATCACTTAGTCTGTTTCTACTTGCTCTTTTTGCAACATCCCTACAATCGACCATTATGACCTCATCACACAAACAGTTGTTTCTTCAATGGTCTCAATATAAGCGCGAGCCTCTAATTCTATTGCCTCTATGGCATCAAGTTCTTTTATTTGCTCAGAGGTAAGTTCATTTGCATCCCTAGCCGCCTTAATTAAAACCTCTTCACGAGCGATAATATCATCAATGTCTTGATTTTCTGTGAACTGAGTTGCCCATTCGTCAAACTTTGCAGAAGCATCTGGATCTGCCGTGGGGTCGCTTCTTGGGTCAATCGCATGACGAGCTAATAAATCGGCCTGATACTCTTCTATATCTCTGGCGACATCAATCCTAGCATCCATAAGGTTCTTGTTACTTCTGGCCATTTCATCAGAGATAAGAACGATTTCATCGTCAGTAACATTTTCAACGCCTTTTTCTTTTAGCTCATCTTTTATATCTTGCCGCCTTGCTTGCTCTGCATCGAAATCATTCAGTGCATCAGATGACTTCCTCCAATCTTCAGCAGCCTCTGCGTCCTGCCGTGCAAATACAAAGCTTCCTCTCTTCTGATCGTCCAATGCCTTAACTAATTCATTCGTATTTCTGCTTGAAATATATCCAGCTTCAAATGCAAATTCCGCCATATCATCAAGATCAAACTTAGAATTTGGGTTGTTAATTCCATTAACAGTTTTTCCGGTTTTACCTCGATATTCTCTCTTTGACGCGTATCCAATATTACTTAACTCACCCCTAAACGCAGGGGCATTATCATTTATACCGCCAACATCCCTTACAAACTGCCCCAAATCAACAGGCTTGCCAGTTACTTTAGGTTTTATCATTTGCACATTTATATCGTGGTCTGTGACATACTGCCTAAGCGCAATTTCAAATGGCAGCTGCCCACCAGTGTACTGATACATGGATCTAGCTTGCTTGGCGGCTTGCGGAGCCTTAGCGACAATTTCTTCAGCAGCCTTTGGCGGTGGAGGTGTAAATCCAGAAACATCCTCTCTAGGTGTTATTGTGGGCTCAACAGACGCAATAACCTCTTTTACGTCTACATCTGGCCTACTAAACATACCGGCGACAGTACCAATGGCTCCACCTAAGAAGAACCCAGCCCCAACATTGAACAGCGCATCGGACATTGTGTAGTCAAGTTGCTGATCTGCTGAGAGGCCATAATATAAAGGCTCAGTAAGCAAAGCACCAGCTGTACCCTCTATAGCCCCAACCCTTGCTCTGCCACCTACGCGGCCAAATCTAGCAATCGACGTAGCCTTTCCAGCTTGGCCAACGACAGGAATAAACATTGTTGCAACTTCAACTGGATCAGCGGCCATTGCCAGCATCCCGCCGCCAAACTTGGCAACGCCAGGCAACAAACCTTCTGGGCTTCTATTGATGATGGCGTTGCGGATAATCTCTTCTTTTTTACCCTCAGCAATCAACCTTGCCTCTTCAGCAGATGTTCGCTCTGTAAATGTTACGATTCCATCGTACATTTCGTTAAGCTCTTCTGGCTCAACCATCCTGCCTTCATCTATACTTTGCTGGTGAATAGCGCTTCTTTGAGTTTGATCTTGCTCATAAATGTCCTTGAGTTGAGATTGCAAGCTTTCTCGCAGTATTGGATCTGTGGTTGTTTCAAGATCATATTCTATTTGGTATTGGCGCTGCTGTAGCTCTAAGTCTAACTCCGCTAGCCTGTCGCGCTCAGATGTCGTAAGTGCGCTTATAGACGCTTGAGCTTGCTCAAACTTACGGCTTAACAACGTGCCAGTCATCGGTGTCTTTGCCATTTCAGAAACAGCACGACCTAAAGAAACTTGCATAGTTTCAGAAAGCCCAGCTCTTAAGAACCTATTATCTGTTTTTAATGGCCTTGGCTGCAGCATTATTTTCTGCCTTCTCTGCGGCTAACTTTTGGTTCTTCTACTGGTGTAACCAGCTCTACTTCTATTTGCGGAGCTGGCCCCGTTCTGGCCTCACGGCGCTCTTCTGCGCTAATTCTTGGAAACACTTGCTTGGCAATTATATTTACGTCTTTAAACAAAACATCGACGTTTGATCCATCAGCCTTTTTAACCACAACAAATCTGTCATTTATATTGTAGTGCAAGCGCAAGCCATCGCCCGTTTCATTGTTAAGCCATATTCCATTCGATGAGATACCAGCCAATGTAACAGGCTCATCTGCAAATTCTGGCAGATCTGGAAAATCTATTGTTTCAACCTCAAGAAACCTAAGTGCGTTTTCTGTAAGTAAGCGCTGCATGTTTCTATCAATAGTGCTTGCATTGAGTGTTGGATCTACGGGAACAATGTATAGCCCCTGCTTTCTATTAACAATTTGCTTAGGATCGGCTTCTGGCAATAATTCAGCTACAGAGTTTTTAACAGCCTCTTGAAGAGTAATGTTACCTTCTTGTAATTTATAACCAGCAAGCTTAACAACAGTTTCATATTGCTGTAGATATATTGATCTAGCCTCACCAGCGCTGCCTCGCAGAAATGCCTCTGTGTAATCAGATCCCTCTAAAATTGATCTAACTTCTGTTTTAATATCATTTTTATCAGTTGGAGCCATAGTTCCAAAAATATCTTTTTCACTTAGAGCAGCTATTTCCGCAAGATCTTGGCGAGTCTCTGGGTTGTCAGTATATAGCGCTTGAACATATTCCGGTTTTAATCCAGCCCTTCTTAGCTCTTCTGTAAATCCAGCAGAATAATCACCAAGGCTTACGCGCAATGCCTCAAATGTGGTTGCGGCTGTCTCTGTGGGCTGAGACTGAATAAGGTTTACTACCGCACCAGCAAACGGTTTCGGCATCACGTTCCTAAAACCCTTCGGGGTGTCCATGTCATCGTATTGAGATTGCGCAATTTCACGCATCTTCAACAAACCTTGGGCAGCACCAGCAAAATCACCAACATTTAATTTGTCTTGTATATCCTCATAAACGCCCTGTGCTGCATCGTTCGTTGTAAGCACATATAGCGCTCCATCCTGAGCTATCGCATTATCGCGCTGCTCTAAGGACTGCTGCCAAGCCAGCAAGGCGGCATCTGCCTTAAGTATTTCCTCTGGAGTTTTTGCATTATTAGCAGCAGCCTCATAATCAAGAGAAATCTCATCAATTAAATCTGGAGATAAAAAACCAACCGCACCAGTGTTCAGCACATTTTCCTGAGTTTGCGCCCAATCCGAAAAGATTTCTTCAGCGCCTTCATCGCCAAAAAGATCACGAATGTATTGCTCATCTATTTCAAAGCCTGGAGGTGGAGTACCTCTTTGCCTTAAAGCCGCCTCAGCATTGCTTAAATCAGTTATAAATTCGTTTTTTCCTTTGTTAATTTCTCTATCAAGATCACTTTGAAGCCTGGAAACAAATGACCTATTTTGCTTAAAATCAAAACCAGGAAGAGGGTTTTTTTCGTACTCCTCAAGCAAAACTTTTTTCTGCCCAATAGGCGCTTCGTCAAAGCGAAAAATGCGATTAAACTCAAGAGCTTTCGATAATGTTGCGTTTGCGTAATTTACAGATTTTTCTTTACTGGCTCCAATGTCCTGCAAATCACCAGCCAAAGAATCTCCTAATTTTTGAAGATCCTCTTGAGTTACGCCTGGCTGCGTTGAGGCATCAATTATTTCCTGACCTCTAACTGTAGCTACCTTGGTTACATTTTCAGCCGCAGCCGCTTGAGCTTTTTTAAATGCAATATCAGAATATCTGCCTTGATAGGTCATTGCACTATCACCTAGACGAGCAGACAGAACACCAGCAGCAACCGGATCAACCGCTTGCATAGAGGCTGCGTAGCCATCTTGAATATCTGCCATAGACGCCTCAAACGCAGGCATAGACATATTGCCCTTGTCAGCATCACGAACAAGATTTTGCATGTCTTGTTTCGCCAGGCTTTCAATCTCAATAACAGCAATCCGATTAGCAGCATCAAATGCAGCGCGTTCTGCTATTGTAGTAGGCCCACCGGCCTCTTGTAGTGCTTGTAGGGTAGGCAAAGCGCCTTCTTCGCGCACACGCTCCTGACCTCGCAATTCCGCTGCTTGAGCGGCCTGTTTAAAGGCAAAGTCTGACATACGATCTACTTGCTGAGAAATGGTCTGGCCAAGCCTTGCCTGCTCACGCGTAGCCGCAAAGTCCATCTGTTGCGGCTGTCTGGTCTGTAAGCCGATGCGCTGATATCTGGGAAGGATAGCCATGTCTTAACCTATAATTGTCCGTATCTATATGCGCCCTGTCCAAGCGTACCGGCAGCGCCAACATAAGAGCTTAACTGAGCTGCTTGCCCCGCTTGTTTGTAAATGCCAGCTTGTGTGCTTGCCTGACCAAGAGCCATAACTGCATTGTCAGCAGCAACATTAAACTCTCTAACGCCTTCACCTGTTGCAAACTTTTGCAAGGTAGCAGCAGACCCAGATGTGGGATCGGCTCCAACAGCAGAACGAGCAATAATAGCCGCAAGCGTTTGATTGAGATTGCGCAAGGCATCAACGCCCTTTTGCTTGTACGCAAGTGCCTCAGATCTGCCGCGAAGCTCTGCTTGCCTGGCTTGTTCTTCATATTGCCTGCGCTGAGCATTACCCGCAGCTATTGATCCAGCAGCAGAAACTCCAGCCATAGCAAGCTGAAAGCCACCACTGGTTACTAATGGAGCTAAAACAGCCATATCAATTCCCCACGCTTAAACGATATTCTAAGCCTAGAACGGTCATTGCCAACGGCACATTCTGACTTACAGTTATTTGTCCGGTTCCACTATAGCCCAGCAAGCCGTGAACGGTTTTAGTGCCGGTAAATGGATCAACAGGTTTGTCTAAAACATTCTCGCCAAGGTTTCTAAACGGAACTTGCTTGCCGTTGATTGTCATATTCTGAGTGCCATTGACGATTGCATCAACCTGGATGATCCTTTTCTTGAACCCTTGAACAGATCCAGAGGATAAAGTCGGCTCGGCTGGCATTGTTTTGGCTGTCACCGTATAATCAAGCCCAGCAACGAAGGATGTTGTAGAAGCCGTTGCAAAGTCCACACGGCCATCGTGACTTGCAACCTTAGTGCCATCAATCACGCCATCGCGTATAATCTTAACAATTCTATCTCTAAGCCCAGTGCTGGTAACTTCTCCAGCAGCCCCTCCGGACACAGATCTATCTAAAGTAAGATTTGGATTAAACTTTTGCAGATGATAAGTGTTTGTAATATAGCTACTTACCCATGAATCACCGGCAGCATGAGCATCCCAGAATGCGCCAACAAACAATAATATTCTGGCATAGATATAATTATTACTTGTTACATCAGTAAAAGAAATCGTTGTCGGGCCTGGCCCATAAACAATTCTAATCAAAGTAACGTCACCATTTGCATTAATGGTTATTGTAGATGTGCCGTTGCCATATGATTCCCAAAACCCAGCATCCAAAGTTCCGACAGCGCCGTTCTTACCGAGATCTGCTCTTGGGTAGGAGTCAACAGTCTCCAGCAACCAAGCATATACACCACCGTCAGATGCGTCCTTTGTACCGGCAGCGATTTCGTTTATTGCTGCAGCAAGCCCATTGGTTGTATTCCAATCCATAACAGGAGCTTTAACGATTGTATAAACGTCTGAAATTTCTACACCAACAGCAATAAACTCACCGTCAGTTGTAAACCTACTAGGCGCAATCACATTCTGGCCAACCAGAATAGAGTAAACAGCCATTGAGCCATCTGTGCCATTTACCACAAACAAGCGATCTGACTCATCTGTAGATGCTGCGCGACGAGCAGCAAGATCAACGGGGTTCTTTAGCAAGTGAGAGCTAAGAGCTGAAAGAGGCTGAACCTGATAAGATGCTGTTGTATCGCCAAACTGAAACGCATTCAGAGATTTTCCCTGCCTTTGAATAAAGACAGACGCGCCGTTTAAATCTTCGATAGGCACACCAGGCTTAGAACCAAGCCTTGTTTGAGGTCTTATAAAGAAGCTCGAAGGTGTGATTGGATCATCGCTTGTTTGTATTACAGCGAACTCACCGCCCGTTGTGAATATTCGCAAGTCATTACCTGAGAACAAATTAACAATGCTGTTAAGCTGGTTTGTGTTAATCGTTGCCTCAACTGACTCATCGTCAAGACCAGTGCCAGGATTAAAGTCAAAGTAATTAATTACATTAGATCCCCAGATCGTATTCTGCCTGGACTTAGATCCACCAAAGTACAAACGCCCTTCGTGGAATGCAGCAGACTTAGCCCAGCCCCTTGTGGTTGACCATACGTCCTCATAGCCATGCTCACTCTCCCAGTTACCGGCTGTAACAGCACTGGTATCAAAGAAGTTTACTTCAACAACAGCCTTCATTTCTGTAGAGGAAACAAACTCAACATATCGAGCGCGGCCAAAGGTGCTAATAACCTGAGCGTATTCACCAACAGCAGCAGCAGCAAATGGCTCAACCTTGTATCCTGTTGTGTTGTCTGGCGCTGTAGTCCAGGCTGGATAAACAGTTAGAACCTTTGTGGAAGCAACATAGTCCTCAACATGGCGCGTTTGCCCTGAGCCAGTACCAGATGTTAAAGTAATAAACATTCCGTTTGGCTGATCGTCAGAGCTAAAGCTAGATGAGGATTTAAGGGTGATTGTATCAGCCCCGCCAGCCTGTGCCGTTCCTGTGTCTGTCGTTGCAGCTGAGGCCGTAATTGTAATATTACCAGTGGTGGCGCTAGGCGTAATGGTAAAGTTAGGCTGGTGCGTATCAAACGCATAAGCGTACTGAGGCAAGTTCGTCAGAGGCAAGTTTTCTAGCGTCCAAGACGTATCGCTGTTTCTCACCAGGCGTTTGGTTTGTAGATCCTCATGGCAGAGAATAAGCGTATCAACCGCCTGCGTGTAGTTAATCTCATCGAGCATAGCAGCAGTTATATCAGTGGCCGCAATGTAATCGTTACCAGAGGCGTTAATGTTTGTTTGCAGCGCTCCAGCCTTGAAAACATAGATCCTTTGATTGACCAAAACTAAAAGATAGCTGTCATTTACGCTGAACTCAAAAGGAATGATTTTAAAATCTGTAAACGTAGCACCAAAGTCATAGATGAACTGAAGCCCATCACGGCGACGAAACCCGCCTTGAGGCTGAATGATTACATTCGTAGCCTCTTCCAAGGCATTCTGATATTGCTGTAGATCCGTTCTGGCACGAATAAGCGGATCAAGCTCGCCAACCGAGAAATTGGTTTGGAACTGTATTACCCGCATTTTAGTACCTTACACTGATTAAAGAATAGTCCTCAATAACTTGCGGCGGCTTTCCTCGGCCATCAATATTCATGGCAGCTCGCATTTTACCACCACGCCCAGAATCAGCCGGTGTGCCATATGCCTCTGCCCTGAAGTAATCAGCCTTAGAGATTTGATCTGTTATAACGAAAGATAGCTTAGAAGCTAACGCATAGGTGAGCAGCTCAATAAAGTAAGGCGGCATTTTGCTTTCATCTACTGTCGCCTGGTAGTCAATGTAAACTTCTTCAAAGTTTGTATAGACCTGATCTTGGTAGATTTCCCAGCCGTATCTTACCGGCAACTGGCCAATGCCAGAGCTTTGAAACAGCGCTATAACGCCAGAAAGCATATCGCCTGGCATTTGATAAGCATACTTCCATTCGTCTACTGGAGCAGCAGCCAATCGAGCAAGCTGTTCTTTTTGAACGCTCCAGCTCCAAAGGTAGCTTGATAAAAGAGTATCGCGCAGATCTGGGTATAATCTATCGCAAGCCTGGGCCGCATCGCTTCCTTCTGTAAACGAAGAAATGGGCGCGGCACCCAACAGGATTAGAGCATCTGAGCAGATTGAGAGTGAAGTATCACCAGCGGCCATATTGCCCTCCTGTTAGTGGGGAAGGGGAGCCGAAGCCCCCCAACCTTTAGATAACTGCCGTTGTAATAACGCCAGATGTATTTGTAGCAACAAGGGTCTGACCACCATCGCTACCGTATGTATAGATCCAATCACCAGTAGTGATAAGAGCTTGAACGGTATTGAAGTAACCAGAACCAGCAATAGCAGCTTTGTTGTCACCAGATGACTTATAGCTATAAATTGCTGGAGCATTGCCGCTTTTAGAAGCGCCAACTGTTGCCCAATTTGCAGATGCGAATGCCATTGTCTAATCTCCTAATTATTCGGTGCAAGAAATTTTGACAATGCCTTCACCGTCGATTGCAACAGAACCGGCAGAGAACATCGAGCTAACCAAGAATGACGTTTTTTCTGGAACGTAATTTACTTCGGTTTTCTGCGACATTGACTCAGCGTAGCCCATTGAATCCTGGTGCCAAGCAAAACAGGTGCGAGTAGAAGGCTTAGGAATACCACCCTCATCACGATCACCCATAGTCAAAATGGTGAAGCCCATGAACGTGTTGATCTCACCTTGCACAAGAGCCTTTACAGCAGCAAAGTCTTGGCTAGTGATTTCAGTTTCACCAAGCAATGCGTCAAGCTGAGAAGCATGCATGAGCAGTCTGCGACCCTCGGCGGGTACGTTCTTCTCATTCAATGCTTTAGCTGTAGCGCGTAGCTTTTCAATGTTCATGTTGGTGCCAGCACCGCCCACAGTTGTTGCAACTGTAGATGTACCAGTGGCCGCGTTCAGAGCATCAATCATAATCTGATCCATACGGCGAGCGATAGATTTAGATACGACTTGAACCAACTCAGAGCGCTCATCAAAGTTGATGTGCGATTGCTGGAAGATGTCTGAATATTCTGCCGCGATGTAATCTTCCATCGTTGCAGTTACTCGACCATAAGTCACGTTTAGTGGTGTGACATCAGTTTGTGGAACGCGAAGTGTAGCAACACCTTTTCCGATTGTGGGAAACTTTACAGTATTACCGGCTACTCCGGTGCGTGTCCGCATCGTGCCGCGAAGCAGCGATTCGGCTTGATACGCTTGTTTGACCTCAGAGTCGAAAAGATCAACAAACGCCGTTGTGACGTTCTGCGCCATTGCAGATACCTCCTATTGGGTTTCAACAAAACGCTTCCGTTATCCGAGGGTCGGGCGGTCGCTTGCGCGTTATGGCCGCGCCAGCCAGTAGAATACTACATCCAACGGGCCGGTGCGCGGTTAGCCGTTAAAGCTAAAATACACGCAAGCGATACTTATTGCAAGAGTTTAGGCTCTTTGCTGTGATTGGAACCATTGACGTTCTATTTTGGTGCGCCAGGCGGCATCAGTTTTCCAACGCGGATCTGCAATAGCAACATTAAGATCTTCTTTAGTAAACTCTTGCTGCTCAACTACCGGCTTGATCGGAATGTTCTCATTCGTAATGGCCTGGTGATACTTTAAAAACGCATTGATCGAGTCAGCATTGTTCAGAGAATACGCTATCGCTTCACGCTCAGAGTTATTCAAAGGTGCCTTTTGCAAGATGCGCTCTGTCATTTGGATCTTCTCAGAGGCGTTAGAGCCTAGCTTCTCCATTTCAGCGCGTTGATCGTATTCAATGCTTTCTTGCTCATCTTTTGACATCGATAAGACACGACCGGCCAGATCCTCGAATGCATCCTGGCTAATCCCGTTTTCCTTAGCCCAATCCTGATATACGGCGACAGTCGGATCGTCAGAGTCCAAACCCTGATCCGCAAGTGAAGATATATCATACTGCTCCGGTGCTTTATGCTTGCCCGACTTAAACTTCTTTTCCAGCTCTGCGTAACTTTTCGCCAGCTTTTCAACATCAGGGCCATCCTCATCCCAAAACTTTGCAGGGTAATAGTCAGGGCGCTCTAGCGGCCCATCATCATCTTCAGATGCTTGCATCTCTTCCTGTGGCTGTTCGTGAACCGGAATAGGTGCATCCTCTTGAGGAGCCTCTGGTTCTACCACGTTAATCAACGGTGCATCTGCATCCGCTTCTACTGCTGCCGCTTCCTCAGCCATTGTTTGACCTTTCTATTTTTTTCTCAATCATGCGAACGATCTCTGCCATTCCTGTTCTAGCATAACCAAAGCTCGCATCTTCTCCAGGGTGCCAAGTTGGTTGCTCAATCGTAACGCTACGCAAATGGCTTAGAACCTTCTGCCCTTCAGAACTTTTGAAAACCTTGCCATATAGAATGTCTATATCTTCGGCTCTTGGCGCTTCACTGACAGCCTGGGTTAATCCTTCCCAGCCTTCGGGTGAACTCATTGCATTGCCTCCATTGTGGCCCCTCCATCAGTTGCAGCGGGTGGGCCTTGTTCTGCCATCATTGCTTGCTGCATCTGTTCCATCATCATTTGCTGCTCTTCTGGTGTGGTAAGCAGTTCTTGGTTTATGTTCATCTTGCTTGCGATGAATTGTGTTATGCGCGGGATAGACAGAGCTGCTTGACCCTGTGGGCCGAGAGCATTGGCGATCTGCATAAACTGCACAATATCGTTTACCTCTTGTAGTTTCTGAGCCTGAGCCAAAGGAGCTACCGGCGTAACCTTAACCTCAACGCCATTCACCTTCAGCGGTAGGTCGATGAAGCCCTGCTGATCCATGATAAACAGAATGCGCGATACAATTGGAACCATTGTCTCATCTATCAACCGGCCAAAGGCAGATCCTAGATTAGTCGCAAGCTCACGAGATCTCTCTGCAATCTCTGTTGCTGATCGAGCAGACATATTGTCAGGCGGCAACGTGTCATCCATCAGGATCTTCTTCACGTTCATACGCAGATCATTCATTACGATCTGGCTTACGTTAAAGTCACCGGCTCTAGGGAGAGGAGCCAGTGACGCACCCTGGGGGCCACCGTTACGAGCGACACCGATAACCGCGCCAGGCTGTATCTTAATGTTCTGAGGATTGAGAACTCCATCATCTGCCGCCGTATATACACCAGCGATTGCCAGAGAAGCATTCTTGAGAACCAGCTCAACAGTTTTGTTAAGCGTTTTAATGTCAGAAATGGCTGTAACCAATGGGCCACGGCCATATATCTCACCAGCCACCTTCATATATCGAGCAACAATAAACGGCGATGACTTCATTGTTCGGTAGACAAGCTCTTGCTTCTTGCCTGGCCAGATAACGTGATAGCAATACATAGCCCGCTCATAGTCATAGATAACCGCATCCATTAGATCGATCTCTTTAGACGGTGATTGCTCTATTGCTTGAGCTAGTTCGCTGGTCATTTCCGCATCGGGAAACTCTTGTGGTATCGCTTCGGCTTTCATGCGGAGCTTGCGGTAAACATTATCAACGTTTCCGAATGTACCTTCCTCGATAGCAACAAGATACTGAGGAATAGGTGTAAAGCGAATAGGCGTAACCTCATCACCAGGCGTCACCATCATCACGGCAGTACCCACGCAAAGATCCAACAAGAACTCACCCATAGCCAGATCAAAGTTAGTTTGCCGCATGATTTCAAACATACGCGTGGTATAAGCATCGAGCGCTGCCTGAGCCTGTGGCTGTTGTTGTTGTGGAATGCCAGTGCCAGCCTCTAGGCGGCACCATTCCTTTTGCGGGGGAAACAAGCCAGCCTGGATGCGATTAGCAAAGCGCTGAGTGGCGTGAATGGCTGTGGAGTCAAAGACCCTTGCCATCTTACCTTTGCCTGGCACACCGCCCTCATAATAGCCTGAGTATAGGTTTCGTTGCGGAAGAGCGAACTCATAGCAATCTTCATAGATAGAACGCCACTCATCCTTGCGAGCCTGAGCTTTGGCTTCACGTTCAATAATATCTTTTACATTCAGCCGAGCCATTTACTTATCCTTTTTTATTCCGTTGAGCAAAGTTACGAGCTGCCTCAACAGAGCCAAATCCCCACGCCTTGAGAGCCAAAGCCTTTCTAGTGGGCCTGCCCTTTTCATCTTTCATTGGGCCTTTCATGCCAGCAAAACGAGCAGCAAAGCTAATTCGCCTAGGGTTTGTTCCTGACGTTAGCTTTCTGCCCATTCCAAATTTTTTACGGCCAGCCTCGTTAAGACCACCCTCTGAGCTTTGAAACTTTTTTGCTACCATAGCCCCTACTCAATCTTTAGATTTAGCAGCTTTGCGCTTAGGGGCAGCTTCCTTAGCGGCAACCTTTACCTCTTTAGGCTTTTCCTGAGCTGGCTTTGCGCGATTATGAACTCGTGGATCTGATTTAATCTGTGTCATTTGTTGCCTTTTCTATATTAAGCAGCAAGGCTCTTCTTTTCTTGGCCTTCTCGCCTTGTTTCTTTTCAAACTTTATTCTGCGCTTGCGACCCTCTTCTTTGATCTTGGCGCGCTTTTCCGCAGCAGCATCCTTAACTGGGGGAGCTGGTTTTCTTTTTTTACGTTTTTTGCTTAGGCTCTCTATAGCAGCCCTAGACATTCTTGCCGCCTCTGCCATGTCCTCGCCTCTTCCAGAAATTGTACTGCGAGATATTGCAGTCAGCGGCCTACCGCCAATATCAGCACTAACCTGGTTAAACGCATCTCCAATTCTAGCCCTAGCGCTCGTTCTTGGAGTTGGGGAGTATGGTCTAGCTCTTGGCCTTACCATTATTGACCGCCGCCCAGCAGTCTGGTTTGCGGCAAGTCACCTGGCCCCTCTTGGCGAGCTGGAGAGAACAGAAGCCTCATACCACCGGTGCGGCGCAACCGGCGACGAGCCTGAGCGCCCTGCATCTGTGTACGCTCTTCAGATGCTGCACGCTCCTCTGCCCTTACGCGAGCAGCTTCAGCATCCGTTTCTGCCTGAGTAGGGCCACGCTTTTTGCGACCACCAAATAATCCCGCCATGTCAAAACCTCGTCATCATGCAGTAGTCAGCCCCCTCTGGGCCAAACTTTCTCATAACACTTTCTACCTCAAAATGCAGTGCTTTGGCAAACCTAAATGCGCTATCATTTTCTACTTTTACACAGATTTGTAGCCTTCTAACCCCATAATCTTGCAAAGCGATATCGGTTACAGCCCTTGCCCCGCGCACAAGTGATATCGCATGTTTGGAAAGACCCTCGCCTGGCACCATCCACATCTCTGCCAGGCCATGCCAAATATGCCGAATACCAAAAACTGTAACAACCTTGCCGCGACCAATACCCGCCCAGCTCCAGCCATCCTCAGAATTATCCCAAATATAATCTATATAGTTTGGAATATACTCCATGTATTCTTTGCTATCTTCTGCCATACGCATTCTGGCCAGATGCTCGTAGCGCAGAGGAACAATCTGCTCATCTTGGCTCATGCGGAACTCTGGAAGCTGTATTAATCCCATTAGAAGATCTCGAAGTCTGTTGCGGCATTAAACGTCTGACCACCGGCAAAGCTGTTGCCGTAGTTACCGCGCCGCAATCGACGCTGCTCACCACCACCCAGCATTAAATAGCCAAACGCATCCCCGCAGTGAGAATGCTCATTCTTTACCGGCATGTCCTTGAACCGCTCCTGGCCAGCACCGAGAGATTGACGCTTGAAAAAATAACCACCGGCCAAAGACTTTCGCACCCGCAAGCATTTCTTGTTTATCATTAGACCAGGTTTACCACCCACCAGCCGGTTCATAGGCGCAGCAGCGGCCTCACGGCGCACGTTAAAGGCGTTACTATCGGTCGGAGATGCTTTGAAACCAATCGAGCGCAAGTGATCGAAGGCAGTCACCTCATAGATCTCATCGCGCTTGTTACCGGCGGGATCGCCCCAGATTACCACCTCAGCCTTATTGAAGCTCGCAGCGATCTTAGCCAGTAGCTCTTGTCCAAACCTCTCAAGCCCCATGTCAAACGTCACAAGCTCATCCAGAACCTTCCAGGCACCACCAGATGTACGCTGCCCGAAGATAGCGGCTGGCGTCAAACCAAAGTCAACGCCGATCTGCAAGGGATATTGTGGGTCATAAGTGACATCACCTGACATCATATCATCATCGTACTCAGGCCATACCGGACGCCCTTCTTGTACAAACGTGTACTTGCCCTCAGCATAGCACCTAATCCAATCAGCATTCTTACCGCCGAGAAGCTGCTCATAGTACCCGCTAGGCAGATGAACCTTGTTCTCAGCAGAGGGATTAACCATCCACCACTTAGCCCCAGAGAACACAAACCCATTGGCCTCTGGGTTTTCTGGTAGATCCTTAGCACTTACCTCCAGCACACCGCCTGGTTGCCGGTAGAACTTCCACGGAAACCGACCGCCAATAGGATTCTTCTCTGCCAGCTCATGCCACCAGTGATCGGCGTCAGGCGGGTTAGTGTCCATGATAATGCCATACCAGGACGCGCCACCGTCAGACTGAGTAGGATAACGGCCAACACGGTGCGTCAGCCCGTCGATCACAGCCTTCGGCAGCTCGCGGGCCTCGTTTACCCATGCCCCTGTTAGCTCCAGCGACAGCAGCTTCCTTACATCTTGCGGCGTAGAAAGAGCCATGAAGATAACTTCGCAGTCTATACCAGGCGCACCTTCCCTCGAAGGCAGCTTTAGATGGTGCGTGATAGGCGGTTGCCAGCGCATTGGCCCCCATACATCCTCTGGGAATAGCTCTTGCCAGGTCTTAATCGTTGTTGTTCTTAGCTCTGGATAGGTATTGCGCACGATTACAAACCGAGAATACCGAATGCCATCACGCGGTGAGGGCTTTTGCTGAACAGCCTTGAGCATTATTTCAGCAGCGCAGCCGTATGACTTACCAGATCCAACCGGCCCCATAATGCCGCGAACAAAAGATTTATCGTGTAGAAACTTCCATACCGTTGCAGACTTGGAGAAATCCAAGTTCATGCTGGGAAGATCAGTCATCATCTGCCTCATACGTTGTGGTAATGTCTGGCCCCTTCATATTGATCCCAACAATCGAAGGCTT